CAACAACATGGGAAGCCTCAGGCGCAGTGGCAGGGACTGAAGTAGATACAGCAACAACAACAGAATTTCCATCAGGTACAACAGTACAAAGTGTACAAGCAAAAGCAACATTTGGTTCAACAGAATACTATAGAGTTGACTTTAACCAATCATTCAATGGAACGATTTCAGCGGCAAGTGCCGTATCATTCCAATTTGGTCAACCACCTTACGCACAACCAGGTGAAACAATTTTCTCTTTCATTGCCCAACCGGGAGAAAGAGCAACACTTGCCTTAGACAAGATCAAAGCCTTAACTAACACAACACTAGGTGGACGTGGTACGTTCCCTAATGGTCCAGACGTGTTAGCAATCAACGTATTTAGAACTGCTGGTGCAGGTAATGTAGCAGGAACAGTTACACTACGTTGGTCTGAAGCACAGGCTTAATGGATCAACTCATCAAATATATATGTCCGCAATGTGGCTGTGAACAGCACTGTAAATCTTCATGCTCAGAATGTCAGGATTGTCCAGATTGTATGTGTAAGGAATGTGTTCCTACAAAATCTAAATAATTATTTCTTTTTTTGAGAATCGCCAGGAATTACTCTGTAATTGTCTTCTGGATCGTCAGCGGTGCTTACTTCTGTGATACTTCCTCTGTCAGTTAAGCATTGTACTTGATGAGGCATTAAAGGTAAATTTCTCCAAGTTTCACCTTCTTTTATTTCTTTTGTTAAAAGTGTTGCTGTTTTAGTATCTATCCAACTTAAAAGGAATTTGCCTTCATTTACAAACCATGATTCATCTTTTGTTTTATGAAAGTGCATTGAAAATTTTGCACCTTTGCGTTCAAATACCATTATTTTACCACAGTACTTGTCATTGGAGGCCCATATTAATTCATAACCCCAACCTTTGTCTACTTTTCCTTCTTTATTGATCATTTAAATATTGCTCAACTGTTTTATAATTTAATGTAACATTTTTATTTAATTCTGTCAAATCTGCACAGGTGTAAGACTGGTATTGTCCTTTCAATGCTTGTGGCATCGGTATAGTTTCTATTTTGGCATTGTATTTTTTGGCTACAGACTCTGCTACTGATTGAAATGATGTTGCTGTGCCTGTTCCTATGTTAAAAATACCGCTTGTATCCTTTTCAAGCATTTGACAATGTACGTTACATATATCATCTACACATACAAAATCTCTCAAAAACTTGTCACTGTTTTCAAATACTTTAATTACTCCTGTATCTTTTGCTTGTTTAGAAAATTTTGTTACTGGAGATGCTTGGTCTCCTTTACGTTCTTCATTATTGCCATAAACATTAAAATATCTAAAACCTTGTACTAAAATTTTAAATTCTCCCATTGCTTGTTGAACAAATCTGTCAAACAGATACTTGCTCCAAGCATATGGTGATTGTGGATACACTGGACCATTTTCAACAAAACTGTTTGTGTTTCCATACACACTAGCAGAACTAGAATATTGAAAATTTACACCCATTGTATCACACATTTGTAATAATTTTAAACTGTATTCGTAATTTTGATTCATTATTAATTCTACATTTCTTTCTGTTGTAGAACTAATAGCACCTAGATGTATAACCCAATCATACAAACTAGGATCAGGAAAACTATTTTCAGTATATTCAAATTCAGTTACATCATGGTTTTGATCTCTTAAATGTTTAATTAAATTTTTTCCTATAAAACCAGCAGATCCTGTTACAACAATTCTCATACATGACTCCATAGTTTTACAATTTCTTCTGAATTTTTTGGAGCAATATCTTTTACAAGTTGGTCAGAATGATGTGTAACATAATTGATGTTTATATTCACTCTAGACCTTGCGTCACTACAAGTGCTTCCAGTGTGTTCCATATAACTTGGAAATATTATCATTGAGTTTGCTTCGCTTACAATTTTATCTCCATCTTTAAATTCTGTATAACCATTATTTGTATTACAATAAAAAATTGCTGTATAACTTAATGGCACACTCACATCACAATGCATACCGTGAGTAATAATTTTATCTTGTCCAGGAATATTGTTTGCTTTTACACGCAAAAAAGTATGAGGTTGTAACACAGCAAATATAGGTATAAGCATATTCCATAAATCGGGTCCTGTAACAATATTACTAACTTCATGAAATTTGTGTACAAATTGAATTTGATATTTTTCTTCTGTGCTAGATTGTTCTGGATCAACCACATAGTCTTGATAAAACCAAGGAAACTTATCACTAAGAATAATATCTGTTAATTGTTTAAAATGTTCATCAGATAAAACATTCTTTATAATAATTTTATTATTTTTTATTTCTTTGTTCATTTACTTTGTCTACTATATTAGTTGTTGAAAAACCTTTCACTGTTGGAAATATTATTACATCTGCTAATTCATTTCCTACTGTTGTTTCAACAGTATAATCTCCACCTTTTACTATTACATTTGGTTGCTGTTTTTTAATTGCTTCAATAGGTGTGTCTTCTTCAAACACAACAACTTGATCTACCCATGGAAGTTCTAACAGTTGTTGTTTTCTTACAATGGTGTTGTTTAATGGACGACCATCACCTTTTAATCTTTTGACACTTTCGTCTGAATTAATACCAACAATCAATTTATCTCCTTGACTTTTTGAAAATTTAAGCAATTCTAAATGTCCTTGATGTAAAATATCAAAAACACCATTGGTCCAGACTACTGTATCTTCTATGTCTGATAATTGTACAACAGTAACTCCTCTGTGTTGTACAACAGCACTAGCACCTTTCAATGCCAATGTACAAGCATCAACAATATTTGTGCCTTGTTCAACATATTTTACAATGACTGCTAACACAGTGTCTCCTGCTCCACTTACATCTGCTAATTCAACAGCATCTCCTATGATATGTTCGTAGGTGTTTTCACCCACAACATGAATACCATTCCCACCATCAGTAATAACAAGCCATTCCCAAGCAAATTCTTTTCTAAATTGATCCGCATTTTCTTTAGTAAATTTGCCAAACCATTGTTCGTACTCTTTCATATTAGGCTTAACTAGATATGCTCCTTTATAATTTACAGGTTGTTGCTTTGGATCAACATAAACTCTTTTTACCAATGAAACAATATCTTTGACAATAGAATGACTGATTACTCCTTTATCATAATCACTTATCAATACAATATCGTCTTTTTGTAAATTTTTAATTAAATTTTTGGTAGGTTCAGAATCAGTATATTTGTCTTCTTTGTCTAATCTTAATAGGTGTTGACCATCACTGCCAATCATTCTAGTCTTAACTGTGCTTGTTTTGGCATCGCTACTGATGAATGTTTTGATGTTGTTTTTTAACAGTATTTCCTGTATTTTGTGCCCTGGGGCATCGTTGCCCACCGAACTATAAAGATGCGTGTCTACGCCCAAGTTTGACAGGTTTAAAGCGAGATTTCCTGCTCCTCCTACGTTGTAATTGCGTTTGTCTTCTTTCAGTACAAGTGCTGATGCTTCTGGAGATACTTTGGTACAATCGCCTTGTACCCATACATCCAACATCACATCTCCGATTATTTTCATTTGATCAATTTTAACATTTTAAACACAGTATCCAATTTAATTTGGTTGGTTTTGTTCTGGAAAGTTTTACGCAAACCTTGGTGTAATGGCTTGGGCCAATTACCAAAAGTTACCCATGCATATCCATCGTGTTCTGTGTTTAGTGCAGGAATAAATTCTTTTTCAACCACACACAAATAAGTATGGTATAAAAAATTTTCATCGTTACTGATGAATGTTTCCATTGGAATAGTTTTTTTAACTTTTTGATCGCCTATTTCTTCTTTAATTTCTCTTTGAAGACCGTCCCATAAATTTTTATCTGAAGTTGTAGTGCCACCAACAAGTCCCCATACATTATTTTGTTTGCTTTGGGTTCTATGTAATAACAAAAATCTTTTGGTATCTAATGTATAGAAGAGTGCTCCACACCCTACAATTTTACTGTTCATGTAAGTAATTATATGACTACTGGATCTTCCAAGTGCCTTTTCGATATTCACCTTCGAAAGACAATAACCATTCACTACCATTCCATTTGTATTGCACGCCTGTATTTAAATTGGTAATGTGAGTGATATCTGTTGTGGTACTGGCATCAAAAATAACTTCCCAATTTGTGCCGTTCCATTCTATGATGTCATTAGCACCAGCAACTAAATCTATGTTGCTGTCACCTTTCCAAGCATCTGCACCATCTTCATTATCTGATGAGCCGATACCTTTTAACAACAATAATCTTTTTCCATTCTGTTTCACTGTTGATGGATCAAATTTTGTAGGGTCTACAATAAAATCAACTGAACCACTTGTTGTGATTGGTCCAACAATTACAGTGTCAGTTGGAATTGTATCTTCGTCCCAATTAATTAAAAGTTGGAATGGGTTTGCTTCGTTTACTGCTACTGTTCCAACCACTTGGGCATCAATACCTTCTCTATTCAAATAGAGTTTGCTTAATCCATTTTTAAAATTAGGTATAGTTAAAACATTTCCTGTCCATACTTCGCCACCTATTACACCTTTAGTAATAATTTGAGCAACACTATTCAACACATAGATATCTACATTTATACCTGTTGTTCCTTGTACTGAGTCTGTGTCTTTTCTTACGGCTTTTCCTTTGTCGTCTAACTTGATACTGTTTTCATATCCATCTTGATATGCTTTTAGTTCAGGCATAGTTTGACTTAAATCTATATTTCCAGTTTGCTCATTGAATATACTTGTTATAATGTGTGTGATTACTCCTAATTTTTTTACTTTTGTTGGAGGTGAAATGTATATAGGTGTTGTAAAACCTAAAGTAGCAACATCAACTTCTGTTTCTGTTCCTAATGGAATAGTTCTAGATGAAAAATTAATATTAGATAATTCTACTACACTTAAACTTGTCCAGTCAACGTAGTTGTCTGTGGTTTGTATTTCTAGAGATGGATTAAACAACATCATTATTTGTTCCATTATTTGTAATTTTTGCTCTGTGTTTGATGTCCAAATATCAGCATTCAATGTTAATGTGTATGGTGTTGGCATTAATCTTTCCACAGTAACATTTTT